AACTAAAAAGGATCATTGTGAAAACTGTGGTTTTATAGCGCTTCATCCAGTTCAGTTAGATGTTGACCACAAAGATGCTGATGGTTCAAACAACTCACCAGAAAATATTTGGACATTATGTGCTAATTGCCATAGACTTAAAACACACGTAAACAAAGATTGGGCAAAAAAATGAAGTTATGTACAAAATGCGAGGTAATTAAAGAATCAAGCGAATTCCACAAGAGATTAATTGCCAAGGACGGATTACAGTCATGGTGCAAGATATGCCTACGTGCTGACAATAAACGTATGGAAGGAAATAGGTATAAAAATGGTCCATCAATCATAAGAGATGCAAAGGTTTGTCAACGGTGCATGAATAAAAAACCAGTAAGTCAATTTCCTAAAAAGGGATCATCTGCAGATGGTTATGCCTCATACTGCAAGCCTTGCTGGGTTATAAAAATTAGAGGTTACCAATTAAAGGGTAAATTGTGATATACTTGTCTTGTGTCTATCTCAGGATAGGTTCACCTCTAGTGATGGCGATGTTTCCTCAAGAAGGTCACCTCACGAAAGTTAAGGTAGAGAGGTTTTTGGAAAAAGGCTCCCACCAGACTACATTCCTCTCTGCCTTATCTTTTTGTAGTAGCATTGCAACGGTGTAGAAACTAGGTAACATGGACGATAATCTAGAGTTTAAAAACATAATCGCAGCCTCAAATTCGCAGGGGACAGGTAAGACAATGAATCTAATCCCTTATGCAAAGAACGTTATATATGAAGATGGATGCTTATCTATGGCTCTGGAGTTTGTTAATGATTACGCTGAGACTGAGGTTGGAATTAAATTAGTGGTTTCAGATGAATTACAAGATATATTTAGCAACATTATATATGGAGAGGTTTGAGGTTTGAAGGTTTATATGGTTAAAACACTAACAGGTTACCAGATGTGCGCCGTAATGTCAAATATTGCCAAACCTTCCTATCTACAAACCTTATTTGGAGGATATTATGGGATATAGCACATTTACAGAAGAACAAATTACAGACTTTATAGAAACAGCCCAGGAAATGGGTATTGGACCTACTCTTAGATATATGGGATATCCTAAGTCTTACCATACCGCCAAGAAATGGTTTGTACAAAGAGGTTTGGAAATGCCCACTATGGATACCCTCGCAAAAATGGCGGGAGATATGAAAGTATTCTACTCTGACAAAGAGAAACTTATAGCAGCACAAGCAGTATTAGATAGATGTGTAGAGAGTCTAATGCAAGATGCTCTGGATAGTGATGGTTTGAACAAACTATCTAATGCAGTTCATAAGGCTATACAAACCATTAATCTTATAGAAGGAAAGTCTACTATTATCCAAGAGCAGAGAAGTAAAGATGGATCTGACTTGGCTATTATAGATTTGCTTAATGAAGCAAAAGCAAGAAATGAGATTATGAAAGACAAAGGTTTGAAAGGTTTGGATAGACAAGGTTTGACAATTGAGGCGTAATATGCGTAGGGGTACCCGATCAAATTTATTTATCTTTTTCTTTTTTTTCGCTGTCGGAGATAAATTTTCACAGTACTTTCAATATCCAAACCATATGCAGGTAGCCAAACCATGAATCCAGAAGTAATAACGGCAATTGGTGTAATAGTTTTAGGCGTAACAGGAGGATTCTTCGGAATGATTAGATATATGATTAAAACCTTAGCAGAACTCAAACCTAATTCTGGCTCAAGCATCAAAGATAAAGTTGATATTAATAGCAAAAGATTAGAAAAAATTGAAGAACGTGTAGATAATATTTATGAGATTTTAGCAAAGAAGGGTTAAATGCTGGCAACTGATATACTCAAAGATGTTCCTGTAGAACTATTGGCAATATCTGAGGGCAGACGAGAACTAACTAAGTATGACCCTATGCTTTTCGCTTTACTTTACCTTCCGCATCACCTTATGAATGCACATGGTGAGATAACCCTATCTGAGTTTCATGTGGATCTTGCTGAGTATGGGAAAAGATGGATAACGCCCCCAAAAAACCCAAAGGAGAATAGAGATGCCTTTATCGCACCTAGAGAATGTGGCAAGTCAACCTGGATCTTCCTTATTCTACCTATGTGGGCTGCTGCTCATGGTCATGTTAAGTTCATTGCCGCCTTTTCCGATGCTGCGTCACAGGCTGAAACTCATCTTATGTCTTTTAAAAACGAACTTGAAACCAACGAATATCTCCAAATGGACTATCCAGCACTATGCAAACCAAAAGTTGTTGCATCCACTGGCAGGTCTCTTGCTAGTAATTCTTGGCGTATTATTCAAAGCAATGATTTTATATTTGATGCTAATGGTATTGACACTAACTCTCTAGGTAAAAAGGTTTTTGGACAACGCCCAGACTTGATTATCCTAGATGATATTGAAAAAGGCGAAAAGAACTATTCTGAATACCAAGCGGGACAACAGAAAAATACAGTATTTGATGATATCGCTCCTATGAACATTTATGCTCGTATGATATTTGTAGGAACTACTACAATGCCTAACTCTGTAATGGATCAGTTTAGAAAATATGCTGAAGAATATGCAGATCCAGAGTTAAACTGGATTAAAGACCAGAACGTTAACGCACACTACTATCCAGCCATTATGCTCAATGATGATGGCTCAGAACGCTCTGTATGGCCTGAGAAGTGGTCTTTAGAGTGGCTTCAGTCACAACGTCATCTTCGTGATTTTGCAAAAAACTACATGAATCGCCCAATTAACACAGATGGTACATTCTGGACAAATCAAGACATTGTTATTGAACCAATTGAAGATTTTGGAAATACAATAATCTCAATTGACCCAGCAGTAACAAAGGGTAAGGTTTCTGACTTTACTGGGATATCAGTATTGTCAAGGGGAGTGGATGAACTAGGTAAAGAAAATATATATGTTCGCCATGCAGAGCAAGTAAAAATGTCTCCATCCGAACTAGCAGAAAGAGTGGCAGCACTCGTAGATAACTACGATGTTGGTGTTCTTTATGTTGAAGTAAACCAAGGTGGAGATCTATGGAAGGATGTGTTTAAAAACATTCCAGCCAGATATAGATCAAAGAATCAAAGCCTATCTAAACAAATCCGTGCAGGTAAGGCTTTGAACTTTTATCAGCAAGGAAAAGTAAGACATACTGAACATTTTCCAGTATTGGAAGAACAGATGTATTCTTTTCCAAAATTAAGCCATGAAGACGTATTAGACTCAGTTGTATCTGGTATCTTGTACTTCTTGGATAATAAAGCAGTAAAACTAGAAACAAGACAAGTAAATTATTTAAGGAGACAACATGTCTGATATTAAAATTGCCCTAGAGGGCATACTAGATCGTAGAGATCATTACCTGACTGCAGAATCTTATTACAATGCAGTTCAAGGAGAAATCTTTACAACACAAACCTGGCTAAAGTTGTTTAGACAAAACAATAAGCATTTTAGGTTTAACTTTGCTAAGACAGTTATTGATGCAGTAAGTCATAGACTTGAAATTGCTAATATTTTTGGAATGAATGAGCAAGAAAGCGCAATCATTAATGAAATTTGGGAAAAGAATGATCTTAAGTTAGATGCAAACGAAATTCATCGTAATGCTCTAGTTTATGGAGATACCTATGGTATTGTCTGGACTGACTTAGCGGGAGAAGTTACAGTTGATTACAACTCTCCACTTACAACAATAATCATTTACGATGATGAAAACCCAAGAATTAAGCGTTTTGCTGCTAAGTTGTGGCAAACCACTGATTCAGAGGGCAAAAACATGACAAAGATGAACATGTATTATCCAGATCGCATTGAAAAATATGCAACCTTTGGTGATATTGAAAATGTTGCATCAGTAACTGGTTTTACTCTTATTGAGACAATTGAAAACCCATGGAATCAAATTCCAGTGTTTCACTTTAGAACAACAAAGCAATATGGTCGCCCAGAACATTTAGATGCTTACGGTCCACAGGATGCAATTAATAAGTTAATGGCTACACATATGACTACTGTTGATTATCAGGGTGCGCCACAGCGTTATGCTCTTTCAACTGGCGGTAATGGTGCAGAATATGAAGACTTTAATGAGACAGATACTGTTGATGAAAATCTAGGTCGTCTTAAGAATGGTCCTGGTGAACTTTGGTACCTTAATGGCGTTTCAAAGGTTGGAGAATTTCCACCAGCAGATCACAAGGTATTTACAGAGCCAGTGAGAGAATTTGTTCGTTCAATGGCATCTATTACAAGTACTCCACTTCACTATTTTGAAAAAACATCTATTCCAAGTGGTGAAGCATTGCGTACTGCAGAAGCACCTCTCATTAAAAAGATTCAAGATCGCCAAGTTGCATTTGGTAATGCTTGGAGAGATATGTTTTCATTTATTCTGTTAGTTCAGGGTATTGATTCTGGAGCATACGTTGTATGGAAGCCAGCAGAATCTCTAGCAAGTCTAGATGCCTGGGAAGTTGCAGTTAAAAAGCGTGTAGTTGGAGTTACTCTTGAACAGGTTCTTGTTGAAATGGGATATGACACAGAACTTGCTGCAAAAATGGCAGCAGAAGAGTCATCTTTAACAGATTTATCACAAAACACAAATACAAACAATGTACTACTAGAACAAGGGGTTAGAAATGGAACAGCAGACACAACAACCATCTGAAAATCAGACGGTACAAGAAGAAGTAAAGATTGAAGATCCAGCAGCAGTCCTTAGTGCACTAGAACGTGCTAAGGCTGAGGCTAAGAAATTCAGAGAAGAAAAAGAGAAATTGGAAGTAGATCTGGAAAATACAAACCAGATTGCTGCTAAGTTTTCTGCAAGATTGCTTGAAGAAAAGGTTAAGACAAAACTTGAGTCTAATGGACTTAAAGATCCTAGTCGCTTTTTAAGGTTTGTTGATTTTACTCAACTATCTCTGGATGAAAGCAATGAGATTATTGGTTTTGAGGACCAATTTGCATCATTAAAACAAGATTTGCCTGAAATCTTTGATGCCAAACTACGTGTTGGTGGCTTAGGAGATACTGCAGCAGCAACTAGTGTAAATACTAGAATATCTGCAACAGAACTTCAAGCCCGTAAGATTTTAGGTAAAATTTAATTAAATAAATGGTACAATAGACTTATAATAAGGCAACGGACGTTCCTTATATTTTATAGGTAAATTGGACGATTTTCCTAATCAGATTAAAACTATATTTATCAAGGAGATAAAAAATGACAATTAGTCGTGTTGATTTAACAGAGGCTAACGGATACATTCTAGAAGAGCAAGGTTCGGTTGTAATTCAAGACCTAGTTGCTAATTCTGCTGTAGAACGTTATGCTCGTCGTGAAGCAATGGCTTCACGCACAAAGTCAGTACCTCGTTTTGTTGGAGATGCACCTACAGTGGTAGCAGAAGGCGCAGAGATTCCTGCATCAAATCCAACTCTAGACGAAATCGTATTGACAGCAAAGAAGTATGCACAATTGATGCATATCTCAGAAGAAGATGTAAATGATTCACTAGTAGACACACTTTCAGTCTACAAGCGTGAGTGGGCATCTCGCTGGGCACGTAAGTTTGACAATGCTTGCCTTGGCGTACATGCAGCAGCAGACGGAGATGACGGTCAGCCGTTCACATCTCTATATCGTGCAGTATCACCAGGATCTGCAGGAGCAAACCTAATCCAAACTGGTGGAGCAATGTCTTACGATGACCTTAACAATGCACTTGGTATTGTTGAAGATTCATCTAAGTTTGATGCAGCCAACACAGTATGGATGGCTCACCCAAAGATGCTTAAGGAAATCCGTGGAATGGTCAAGGGTAACTCTGACCTAGTTCTACCAGATCCACTAGCAGGAACACCAGGATCACTCTTTGGTTATCCACTAGTTGTTTCATACGGTGCAGCACTATCAGCAGCAGCAACAGATACACCAACAGGAAACCCATTGCTCATTGTCGGAAACCGTCAGATGCTTATCAATGGTGTTCGTGGTGGCGTTGAGTCAGTTGTTTCTCGTGATGCAGAATTTGCTCGTGATGGTGTAGTCCTAAAGACTCGTATTCGTCGTGGTTTCGCAGTTGCAGATGCAGATGCATTCGCAATTGTTGAGAAGACAGCGTAAGGGAGAATAGAAAATGGCTAGCAAACTATACGGACAGTTCCTATCACAGGCTCTAAACAAAGAGATTGACTGGGATACAGATACAATCAAAGTTGCTCTTTTGACCAATGCCTATACACCTGATCAGGATGCACATAACTATCTTGACGATGTTATTACATACGAGGTATCAGGAGCAACTGGCTACACAGCAGGTGGAAACACTCTTGCTAACAAGACTAATACCTACACAGGTGCATCTAACGTTATCGTTCTTGATGCAGATGATGTAACTTGGTCTTCATCTACAATTACAGCACGTTATGCTGTCATTTATGATGCTACTCCTGCAACAAATGCAACAAAGCCACTTATTGGTTATGTTGACTTTGGTTCAGATCAGTCTTCATCTAATGGTAACTTTACTATTACTTGGGACGCAACTGGAATCGTAAGAGTCACAGTCGCATAAATGAATACTTGTGTGCAGGCAGGTCCTTTAACAATTAGTCTCGTTGCCAAACTAGGTCTCGTTAAAGTCTCAACAACCGTCTCTATAATTGACATGGTTACCCCTATAGTTGAGTTGACCTGCCTGCCACTTTTCAAACTAACACTTAATGGACATAGCATTTCTGCTATTAATCCAGAATTAATTTTGTTAGGAGGAATGGCTACGCTAGCAATGGCGTAGTCTTTTTTTATGGCAATCTGGGATTCAACAATATCTACATTTAATCCAAGGCTTTGGCTTAAGATGGATTCACCACTTATAAATCATGGTTCTTTCTATTTTGGTAGTCCTGGAAATTTAGAAACTAATCCATTCTTTTTAAATGTTACTGGACCAGATCTTATAACACAAAGTGCAAGTGGTGGAATAACTGGAGCATTTTTACAATATCCAAATACTTCTAATAATATTTTGCGATTTAATGCTGCTAGTAGTTGGTTACCTGAAATTAGCAACAAAGCATTTTCAGTTGGCATTTGGTTTAAAACAAATACAGTAGATAGTAGCGGATATGCAGTTTTTAATTTAAGAACCTCAACAGCCTTTAATCAAGGAAGAGTTGTTATGGTAATTGGAGGAACTACCAATCCTGATCCAGCAATCGCAGGAAAGTTATTTGGTCTCGCAACTACATACAATGATGGATCGGGTACTGGAGGTGATAGCACTAGAATTGTTATTCCAGGCAGCACTTACGCATCAACAGACAATAATTGGCATTTTGGTTCAATGACAATTAATGGATCAACAATTAAATTTTATTATGATGGAATATATGTTGGACAAACAACAATGCCTGATGGTGGATTAAAGCCAAATCAATTTAATATTGGAGATGGTGCTTTTTCTGGTCAAATGGATGACTTTGTATTATTTGACTATGTTTTATCAGATAGTCAAATGTTAGAAATTTATGAGGCCGCAGTTCCTCCATCAATAAATATTTCAATAACAGAAACTCCTGCAACTGCAACAGCATTAGTTGTTGATTCATCAAATTCTACTTCATCAATTATTTTAGTAGATCCAATTATTACAAGTGCATTAATGACAGAGCCAACAATTGTTATTGTAAATAATGATCATGTTGAAATAACAACATCTATTACTGCTAGCGCAACTTTTCCAAATGCTCTTTTTGGTTCAGAATTTAACATTTCTTATTCATCTACTTCACTAACTGCATCTTCTGAAATTTTAGATCATACAACAATTTTAGGTACTGGCCTATTGTATACACCAGAAGCAATTACTGCATCTGCGTTAATAGTAACACCACCATTTGTTGGCAGTGCAGATAAAACTATCTTTGTAGATAATATAACTGCATCAGCATTAGTAGTTGACCCTACTCTTTTTATTACTCCAAACTATTACAATATTGTAAGAAGCGATAATCCTTCATTATTTGTAACTGATCCTCCTGAAGGGATGACAAGTTCTACCTTTGTAAACAAAGGATATGACAACTGGGGTGTATCTGGAAACATTGGTGATAATGTATTAGTAGCAACAAGTCCTGGAAGCTTTGCTACAGTTGGAAATGGCAAATCTATAACACAGTCTAGTGATGGCACACAAACAGGCATTACCTTTTCATTTACTGATGCAGAAGCAAATAGTCAAGCAGATTATTTTCAATTAACTGGTGGCGGAGCAAATGATTTTACTCATGAATTTTGGATTTATCCAAGAACATATGACGGTTCATCACTAGAAAATGTTATTAGTATTGGAAGCACTCTTGTTAAAGTAAGTGCAACACAAATTGAAATTGCAATGAATAGTGATGATATTCCAAATGATGGAATTCTTGTTCCTTATACACACACGGTAAATGCAAGCCTTACAACTGGAACATGGCATCATGTAGTTATTACTGGTAATTACACTAGCGCTAGTGACCTTGCAACAGTAATTTATCATAATGGAGAAGTTAAAGGATCAAAAAGTTTCTTCCACTTTAAATCAGCACCAACAGATGCTGGAATTGTGTTTAATGCTAATTCTGGTGATCTTTATGCTTACTATAACGGAATTGCACTATACAAATATGTTCTTTCATATAGCGATATTCTTGCTCATTATGATTTTGTTGCAAGTTCAAGTCCAAATAGAAATATTGATTCATTGCCAATTGAAGCAAGTGCATTACTTGTTAATCCAAACTTTATTGTAGTTGCAAACAAAAATTTCCCAGCAACTCCAATTACAGCATCAACCCTTGCTGTAGAACCATCTGTTTTAGCGGCAGTTGGAGATGGATATGATGCTGAAGTACTTGCGGGATCTGCAACATTTGTTAACCCATACTTCTATGGTGATCCTGATGTAACAATTGCTGCAACAGCATTAACTGCTTCAGTAGATACACCACAAAACGTATATAGAGTTGATACAGCCTATTATTCTTATGTTCAAACAAACATTGCTCCTATTAGATTTGTAACTTTTGATGTTCCTAATTCAAATGTTGATTGGGGCAGTGATGATGATTTTGCTGAGGTAGCACCCTTTGTTTACGATGGAACAATAACAGCAGCAAATGATGGATTAAATAATAACTCACTATTGTCAACTGGAACTAATTATATAACTAGTGGATTAATAATGAAAGAATCTCAGTGGGATGATGATTGGGGCACAGCCGCTGGATCATATCATTCATCATATTGGATTAAAAGACACCCAAGTGATACTGGAGCAAACGGTCTTAGAATTATTCAGTCTGCCTATAGTCCAATAAATGGGGCTTATGGAATTTTATATCAACAAAACAATTTGTTAAAAATGGAAATGTTTAATGGCACATCTTACTTTACAGCAACTTCCGCATCTAATGTTAATGTTTTTGATTATGGAAAACACCATATTGTTGTTAACTTTAGAAAAACTGGAAGCAATCATTTTGTTGACATTTACGTTAACAAGGTTCTTAAAATTAGTATTAATGTTGGAGAACAATCACTAGTTTTCCAGAATTCTGCAACATATCTTGCACCTAATACTGAAACAAACAATATGGCAAGAATGTCAGTTGGCGCACTTATTCCACTTATTGCAAATACATCGTTGCCAGTTACACCAACTGCAACAAAAATGTATATTGATGACGTTCACTGGGCAGCAACTTCAATAACACAGACTGATGTAAATAATCTTTATGCCGCAATGCCATATAGGGTTGACATTAATTGGCTATCAGATACATTCTTAAGTAATCAATCATCTTTGGTTGATCCATTAGTTCTTACTCAGACTCGTGTTAACGCAACTGTTTTAACGGCATCAGGCTTAACAGTTAATCCAACACTTATTGTTGATTATGATAGAATTATTAATGCAACTGCAATTACTGCATCTGCTCAAATAGTTAATCCATTCTCAGTAATTGGCGATTCTATTACAAATAAAATAATAGTTTCAGATATATTTATTGCATCAGCATCGCTGGCAACTGCTGTTCAAGGCACAACACTTCAAGCACAGCCAATGACTGCTACAGCAAGAATTCCTGCATCATTGCCAAGTTGGTTTGACCCATATCGTGCACTTATTCTGCAGCAAAGTTTAACATACCCAGCAGGAGACTATTATGGATACAAGGTAGGAGATATTGACTGATGGCACTTAGAAATGTTTATATAAAAATAGAAGACAATCCAGCATTTTCTGATTTTAATGCAGCAGATTTTGGTTTACCAACTGAAGCGGAATTGACCAGGGCATATGCTGATAGAGTTGATAACTTTTCTATTCCAGAACAAGATCCAACAAACTGGTTAACTTTTGATCCAGGGGATGGTGATGTAAATAGTCCAGCATGGGTATCAAAAAATACCAATAACTCAGTAAATGACACCTGGGGCACGAATTCTTTAGTATTTAGATCTAGCGGTGAGTCATTGCCTGTATATCAAACACATGGAACAAATTTTGAATTTCGTTCTTCTGGTGGCCCAAGAAATCTTGGATATACTGAAATTACAGATGATACCTGGATAAGAATGAACCATCAGCTTGGTTATCAAGAAGCAGGTGGAGCACTTCGTCAATTTAACAATGAGGTTTGGAAAGAAGGCTCTATTGAATTGACATTAAAGCCAACTAAATCTAACTGCACAATTTTATCTGGAACAGTTTTAAGTGATATAAAAACTCAAAGCGCTACATTTGATTTAAGTCAAGAGGGTGAGCAGTATGGAATACTTACTCCAGCAACTGGAACTGGAGATACCATAAAACAAGAAGCAAAAAGAGTTTATGGTGTTCAGCAAGATAATGTGTATGCAGATACCTATGATGTTTATCTTGCTCCTGGCGCTGCTGGTTCTGCTCCAATTCCATACATATACGAAGATATAAAAAAGGGATTAGTTTTAACTGATTTAAAACATACTGTAAGAACATTTAAGGCTGATTTAGTTGATGGCTTAATTCGTATTTCTTACGAAATATACTATGGAGATAACAAAAAATATATTGAGTTTTATGGAAAAACAAACATAGTTGATGGAAATTGGCATCACGTTGTAATAAATCGTCCAAGTCCTTTTACTATAAAAGATGGCGATAACAAATATGGTGGCGATGGATGTATTGAAATTTGGGTTGATGGTCAACTTGACGCAAGAAGTTATGAAATAACAACAAATGACCCAATTCCAACACCAAATGTATTGTTTAATGATTATACAAATCCTGGAATATTAAATTATCCAGCAGCATCTGCATTTAACTTTTCAACATATGTTACTGAACAGGCATGGATGGTTGAAGAAATAGCAAAAACAAACTATATTGGTGGAATTAGAGACTTTATTTTTAGACAATCAATTTCTTTAAGCCCACACTATATTGGATTAAATTATATTTATGCAATTAAGAATGATGAAAAATCAAGAGTTTGCAAGGTAGTAGAAGCGGTGGCAACAGCAAAAATTGTTCAGCCAACTATTTTTGTAAATAAAAAAACAATCTTAAAACTTTACTGGGATACTCTTCTTGATGATAAAGAAAAATGTTTAAATGGATTAGAGTTTGATGATACATACAATGTTTATTCATATAGTGTAACAAAAAAGAACATTGTTTCTCCAACACAAACATTTAATCTAGACTTAAATGATTCAACAAAAACAAGAATATTTTTAACTGATGTAAAAACTGCTGTTGGAAAACATATTTTTATTCCAAAACCAGGAATAATTGTTGATCCTGTAAGTACTCAACTTGGTGTTGTTTCAGGAACACACAAAGATTTTATTGATTATACACATGATATGAATGTAACAAAACAATATTATGGTGATAGATCTGCCAGATTTATAAGCAATCTTCAATATGGTGGAGTTTCCTTAGTTCCTGGAGACAGAGTTCTTTTGTTTAATCAACCAAGAATGGCAGATAATGGTGTTTGGATTTTTAATGGTCCAGATACTAGAATGATAAGACCAGATGAAGTAGTATTAACTGAATACAAAAATGCACTAGTCTATGTTACTGATGGACATTATGCTGGCAAAACATATATTCAAACAAACAATATCACAAATATCAGAACAAGTGCTCAAAATTGGTTAGAAGTTGATAACAACATTTCTCTATCAACATCTGACGTTTATCCAGTACATACCACTGCATGGAGTACTGACATTGGTGAACAAAGATTTATTAATGTTAACACTGATATTGATTTTAACTATGACATTATTGCTTTTATGAATTACCCAACAGAAAACAAGGAAATTATTGATTCAATTAAAACTGAGTCAGATTTAAAAACAAAACAAAGATATAAAGAATTTATAACTAATATTAAAACAGCCATTAATGCGGGCAAAGATATTTATGTATCAAGTCCAATGCTTGCTGTTGATCTTGGAGTTGTTAGTGATTATGTATCTATTGATCAAATGTTAGATACTACTGGAGATGCACAATCTGCAGCAATTAGTCCATTTGAAAATGGTGAGCCAGCATCAAACTATTTTGATACACATAGAAATATTAAATATAACGTTGCTACAACTCTTGCTGGATTAACAAATAAAGAAACATACATAATGTCAGACATTGTTACTTATTCACCAGATGGAGTAGATAGCGATTATCACATTAAATATACTTATCGTCAATTTGGTTTACTAGAAGGCGATGAGTTCATCATCCCAGGCCTCACAACAGTGCCTGAGACCACAAACTCCAACTTGCCAGGATATATTCACAATCAACGTGGAACTGCCCCTATTTATGCTTTTGCACCAAATAAGATTATTTTTGGAACAGTAATAACTAAGTTTTCTAATTTAATTTATAATGGCGATACTGCAGTAAATAATCCATATGATGATTATGCAACTACAATTGCTGCAACTTATGGCGCTGGTAAAATTTTTGTTAACTGTGTTGAAAATGGATATGCCTTTAGTAGATCAGACTATAACACAGCACGTATTCAAAATGTTACTGCTGGTCAAAATTCAGAAACAACATTAACTGCTGCTTGGCAGTATTCAACAAAAAGATTAAATAAAAAGAATCTATATGATTTTTCTGATATATCAAATTCAATTGGACAAACAACACCAACAGATGGTGGTGGTGGTGCTTTTGTTCAAGCACAATCACATTGTTCTAATGGTATTATTAGAAAGAAAACAAATAAGGGTGACCTTAAATATCAGTCAGACCTATACTCAGATTTTACTGAAGAAATCTTTGCAACAACAGAGATTCCAGTAAGAAGTATGACTTGGCTTGGACTACAATGGTTAGCGGGATAGGAGGAAAAAATGTTTGCAAATACAAATGATGTAAAAAATATAACTGGCAAGATAGTTAATAATCAACTTGTTACTAGAGCGCAGTATGTAATTGAAACTTTTGTTGGAAAACTTGAGGCTGATGTTACAAATACAAAAGATATTGAATTACTTAAACGTGCTGTATCTTATCAATGTGCTTATATGAATGATAATGAAGATATTGTTTATGAGCAAATGGCAGTTTCAACAACTGGGCAAAATGATGCATACACCACCTTTAAACCAGGAGATACAAATGCACCTTGGATTGCACCACTTGCTATCATGACTTGTAAAAAATTATCTTTTATTAAATCACGATCAATTGTCACTGGTAAAATGACACGTAATATTTCATACCCAGATTATCCAACTACAGTTGAATGGACTATTGCCTAATGAAATCAATGACAATTCCAAGACATAAATTTTCAGGAGAACTATACAAATTTGTTAGACGACAAGTAGGATCTAATACAGAATTAGAATACTATTTTGCTAAACAAATTAAAGTTACTGCTGGTCTTGATCAAAGTAATAAAATGACAATTCGTGCTGATGAACCTTTAGCAATTGGATTTTTAATTAAAGACATTAAAGATGCAAATGGAAATTTAATACTTTCTGATTCAGTTTGGCAAATATCTACAGTTCAACCAGTGCTGAATGCATTTAATACCATTGATTCATATACAATGAAAGCAGTTAAATATCAAGGAACTCTATAATGAGTATGTTTAGCGCATTTAGTATTGCAGTTTCTGGCATTTCAATTGCTGAAGCAAGATCAGTTGTAAGAGAAGGATTATCAGAAGCATTGGCAACAATGGAAGGCATGATTGGTAACGCTGGCCAGCAAACAGTATATAACGATTATGTTGTTGATGCTTTTCAAGAAAATGCACAGGCTGATATTAATGATGGTTGGTCTGATGTTGATATTGGTGAGTACATGGATTTTATGGGTGAGATTGTTGATGAAGGAAATTCTATTATGGCTGATGCATACGAAGCAGCAGCAGAAATATTGTCAGAAATTGAAGAAGCCGCAGAAGGTGCTGGGGATGATGAGTTTGAAGAGTTCTAGTTTAATTAATCATTAGTGCTTTTAGTTTGGCAAAGTACTCCTTATCTATGGTATACTAGTCATAGGAGGTAACACATGAACAATCACGAATTTCGCACGGTAGTCAAAGAATTAGACAGTGCTACCATAAAGAACAATAAGATTAATCCAGCACATTTTAAGGCTGTTTGTTGGGCTTTATCTATGTATGGAGATTATAAGAGTGGCACAAGGATTAAGCCGTCTTGGTTATCAGTAGCCAGAGATGCTTGTGTTGATCGCAAGACAGCAATGAAGGTTAGAGATTATCTTTTGGCTGCTGGTATTATTTTTCAGGTTTCTAAGACAGAAGCAAACATTTCAGTATATGAGTTTAGTGATGATTATGACTTTCAGTTGTCCATAAAACCAATTCAGTTGTCCATAAAAGAGGATCAGTTGTCCAATATAGATGGACATAATAGTACTATAGATATTACTTATAATAGTAAAAGAGTAATAAATAATAAACCAGGAGAAGTTAAATGGAATCATTCCAACCTTCACCTGGCTTAAAAATCATTTATTGGTGCAGTGAATGTACTGATACACACATGGACATACTCAGTTGTCCAATTTGTAACGGAAAACTACAAGAAATAGGGTGGGTAGAAAAAAATGGGTAAAGCAAGAGGTAGAACTACACAGGGTATTTGTCCATGTGGCAACTTACAGTCAGGCATTGGCAGAAATTCTCATGGAGAAAAGGTTTATAGGCCAATATGCAATACATGCAAAAGAAGAGGAAGAAGAACTAAAAAGGATCATTGTGAAAACTGTGGTTTTATAGCGCTTCATGCAGTTCAGTTAGATGTTGACCACAAAGATGCTGATGGTTCAAACAACTCACCAGAAAATATTTGGACATTATGTGCTAATTGCCATAGACTTAAAACACACGTAAACAAAGATTGGGCAAAAAAATGAAGTTATGTACAAAATGCGAGGTAATTAAAGAATCAAGCGAATTCCACAAGAGATTAATTGCCAAGGACGGATTACAGTCATGGTGCAAGATATGCCTACGTGCTGACAATAAACGTATGGAAGGAAATAGGTATAAAAATGGTCCATCAATCATAAGAGATGCAAAGGTTTGTCAACGGTGCATGAATAAAAAACCAGTAAGTCAATTTCCTAAAAAGGGATCATCTGCAGATGGTTATGCCTCATACTGCAAGCCTTGCTGGGTTATAAAAATTAGAGGTTACCAATTAAAGGGTAAATTGTGATATACTTGTCTTGTGTCTATCTCAGGATAGGTTCACCTCTAGTGATGGCGATGTTTCCTCAAGAAGGTCACCTCACGAAAGTTAAGGTAGAGAGGTTTTTGGAAAAAGGCTCCCACCAGACTACATTCCTCTCTGCCTTATCTTTTTGTAGTAGCATTGCAACGGTGTAGAAACTAGGTAACATGGACGATAATCTAGAGTTTAAAAACATAATCGCAGCCTCAAATTCGCAGGGGACAGGTAAGACAATGAATCTAATCCCTTATGCAAAGAACGTTATATATGAAGATGGATGCTTATCTATGGCTCTGGAGTTTGTTAATGATTACGCTGAGACTGAGGTTGGAATTAAATTAGTGGTTTCAGATGAATTACAAGATATATTTAGCAACATTATATATGGAGAGGTTTGAGGTTTGAAGGTTTATATGGTTAAAACACTAACAGGTTACCAGATGTGCGCCGTAATGTCAAATATTGCCAAACCTTCCTATCTACAAACCTTATTTGGAGGATATTATGGGATATAGCACATTTACAGAAGAACAAATTACAGACTTTATAGAAACAGCCCAGGAAATGGGTATTGGACCTACTCTTAGATATATGGGATATCCTAAGTCTTACCATACCGCCAAGAAATGGTTTGTACAAAGAGGTTTGGAAATGCCCACTATGGATACCCTCGCAAAAATGGCGGGAGATATGAAAGTATTCTACTCTGACAAAGAGAAACTTATAGCAGCACAAGCAGTATTAGATAGATGTGTAGAGAGTCTAATGCAAGATGCTCTGGATAGTGATGGTTTGAACAAACTATCTAATGCAGTTCATAAGGCTA